GTCTTAAGCTTATTTTTTAAGTCTGCAAGGTTTTTTTCCTGCTTTTCAATGTCTTCTACGGAGGATTTGGAAGATAGCGAGCGCATCTCCTTTAACTTCTGTTCCGAATTGGAAATTTGTTTTTTAAGTTCATTGATTTGCTTTTCAACCGTGCCCGATTCCTTTTCCTCTTTGGTTTTATAGGTTGAATTGATAATGTCCATTTCACCCTTCAAGAGCTTAACGTTATTCTGCGCATCAATAATCTCCTTTTGAGCATCCTTATATGCCCCTGAGAATTTCAAATATTTCTTATCCTTGTATTTATCCTGAACCTTGTTAAGATCGCTTTCGGCCTGCACAATAGCCTCATTCATCCTTTTACGATAAATCTCTACTGCTTTCCCTGCTGCCTCTGCTTCTCCCATGCCATTACGCATAAAACTGTCTTGCATGGTTTTGATTTCTGACTTTGCTGCTTCACCTGAATTGCTGATATTTTTTTCAAGTGCTTCCTTACGCATAGTATTTAATGACTTTGTAAGCCATTCCACCCCTTCAACTACCTTAGTAAGCCAACCTATTACAGTGACAAAAACACCTGAGCTTTCATTTCCCATTGAGTTAAGCATCCTGTCCCATGCATCACCCAAGTTTGATATTTTGCCCCCAAGTGTCCCGGATATGGCCTCCATGGATCCTGCTACACCTTCCATTTTACCCAGTGATTGTAAATAGCCGTCAATAGCTTCTGCACTGTTTTGTATCTCTGTCTTTTGCCCTTTAAATGTAAAAGTGATCTTATCCCCTTCTTTACTTGCTTTAATACCAAACTCCTTTAACCTCTCAAATTCTCCTGTAACAGCATCGGCTGCCGCTTCTGCAAACTGGTCAAAGCTTTTACCTACCGAAGCGGCTACATCGCCGTATAAGGTCATTTTTTCAATGTTCGGTTTCAGTCCATAGTTAGTAAGTTTAACGTAAGCTCCTGTTAGTTCAGAAAGTGCAAACGGTGTTTTGGCCGCAAAGTCTGTCAGCTCTCCCATTGCCTTTTTAGCAAGTACCTCACTGCCTAATGAATTAGTGAGGACAGCTTCATATTTTTCAAACTCGCTCCTTACACTTATGATTGACTGGACCAGGGCAGATGCCCCGGCAGCAATGGCAGCAAAACTGACCATGCCCCCGATCTTTCCCAATGCGCCCCCTGCCTTTCCTGCTGAACCTTCTACACTGTTCAAATGCTTATTGGTGGTGCTGATTTCGGAGTTAAGCTTACCTGTCCCCTTGCCGTCAAAGGCATCATCAAGGTTTCTCCCTGCCTTTTGTGCTTCATTTGACATCTTCTGAAGCTCCTTTTCAATCTTGTTTACAGATTCTTTAAGCTTGCTTATATCAATTGAAGCATCAAACTCTAAATTTCCGGTGTTTGCCATTACATTAACGATTTAAAAAATTCATCATCCGTCATGTCTGCCATGCTCTTTTTCTTAATTCCTCCGTTATCCTTCTTTTCACCTTTGTATTTCAGTTTGTCAATCATTATCAGGTTAATATTGAGCCAACTATATTTGTATAAAATCTCGTCCATTGTCATATGGAATGTCTCCATCAGCCCAGCTATCGTTCCCCAGATAGATTTATTACCTATGTAGTTGGTTTCATGATCCTCATCGAGCTTATCAGGGTTGTAGAGCTGAAAAAAAAATCTGCACCCGATTGTTTAATGATTATCAGAACCAAGTTGTTTAATTCTTCTGCTGTCAGGGCATTATAAAGCTTCCTTGTCAGTCTTCCGGACAGGAATTTCATTTTATATCTATCTCTTAATATGGCCTTGGCAACAATACGGGCACATATCTTCGCACTTTGCCCGGCAGTGGCAATCACATTCATTGCTGTTGCTGCTTCGCTGATAGCTGGTATCTTTAAAGCATCCTTTGAAATTTCAACAAGGGTACAAAGCTTTAAAGGCTTAATTTCATAGCTTCCCAATCCTTTTATTTTGAACTTTACTCCTTCATCGAGCAACACCTTAGCCGCTTGCTGTTCGTTGCTTATTTCGCCTGTTTCTATATCCTTTTTAATTTTTTTCATTACAATAATCACTTATGATGTAAACTGATTTCTTACTTCTTATTTTCCTGTACACTCCGTCACCTTCACGGCTTCCGGCCTCATTGGTATTTCCTTCAACAGTATAGTAGTTGTTTTTGTCCTCTGAATCAATAAAGCCAACGTGTGCAATCCTTTTTTTACTTTCATACCACAAACCAAATACTTGGCCTTTCTTAGATTTATAGTCTGTTTTTTGCCAAGATTTTTTATATACTATGTTTGTTCTGAACCAATCAGGAGAATATGCAGAATTAGGGGCTTTAATGCCTACCTGCTTGAAGTTCCAGGCCACAAAAGAGGCACACCATGGATTACCTTTTCCAAGTCCGGATACTGAAAGATAGTTTTCTACCCTTACTCCGTCGTTGTTATTGGTTGCTTCACGTGTGCCTACTTGTGAGGTATAACATTTTTGAAGGGAATCCCTTAAAGGTTCGATACCGTGAGTACGTAGGACAAATAAATTAAGGCAAAGAAACAAAGCCCAATAATTGTTTTTTCTTTTGAACTGAATTGCTCCCATTCTTTTGTTTTTTCATCATCACGGTTAATTGCTTCATAAAGCCAAGGTGCTCTAATTCTTAGTATCAGCATTGACACCCCAAGCATTATCAGGGTGAAACAAAGCCCAAGGAAAAGCTTTTGAAATGGCTCTATCCCGAACATGTGCAAACCCATTTTATCGCCAAAATGGTCGACAAAATACCAAAGGGCAAGTCCTAACGGAATAGTGATTATATCAGTATAGTTTTTCATTGCTTACTTTCTTAAGTTCCATTCTAAAACTCCTAATATTGCACTTATGATTGCAACTGCACCAGTGGCGATCCAGATAAATCTTGAATTTACTTCAGTCTTTTTTTCAACTATCGAAACCCTATTGCCCAACATTGTTATTTGTTCGTTGCAATGCTCCTTTGAAGCATGTACGCTTTCCTTTAAGCTATTGAAACGCTCATCGAGCCATAGTTTATCTGATTCTGTCATTGCGTGAGAGGATTAAAGCCTTGTCTGTTAAAACAAGGCTTTGATTATTAATTTACTCTAATTATGCTGCTGGCATAGTGATAGTGTAAGGAGCTGTTGCTGCCTTGGTAGGTGTCAGCACTGTTGCCTTTATCTTCACTCGTGACAGTTCCTGACGGTTCAATGACCAGTCGAAATTGGCAATAATCTTAGCCCTTACTATTTTCATAATATGGCCTGTGAGAGTTGTAATTTCGATTGATTTTTCAACCTCTGCTGTTACGTCAGGCGGAGTATATACTGCCGGTGTCCCTGCTTTTGTGCCTCCGAAGATAGCGATCAGGGTATCAGGCTGTATGTCGTGGATAGAGAACTCAAGTGTCATTACCGATGGTTTTGTAGTAATGACCTCAATAGGAGGCTCAACCTCTTCAACAAAAAACTCCTTTACTTCGGGGTCTGTTGTGGTTATCTTGGCTGAGTCCTTTTCAGTGTATGCAAGTACAGCAAGGGATGTTCCCATGCCTCCGTCACCTGCAATAGCACCTATTTTTAGGGTTGTTAAACCCAGTGACCTTTCTTCTGCCATAATTATCTGTTATTATTTAATTTAACATTGCAACCTTATATTTCAGGCTTAAATAATGATCTCCATTTTCACCCTGAAATATGTTTTCATTTATCAATTCATAATCTATATAATCGTCCTCATCATTAGGAGTATTGGCGTCCATCAAAGCTGTAACCATGTCATAAATTTGGTACAGCCTCTTATTGTCTATCAACCCCTGCTTATCTTCAACATGTATATTTATATTGACATAGCCAACCTGTAATATATCATGCGGGAAACCAAGTGTATTGACCACTATATACTCTTTCAAGCTGTTGCTCTTCTTAATAGAGTATGGAAATACCAGCATATTGACCTTTTTAATCATTACTCCGGTACTGGTGTACTTGGTTGTTGTAAGTATTTTTATTGCCCTTGCAACGGCATCCTGACATGTCATATTGGTTTGATTATCCGATATACTTTGATTACGATCAATGCAAGGAGAAAAAGGATAGATATAGCACCCATTGAAGCAAGAATCCTCACCCAATTTGGTACATACTTCTTTACCTCTGTCCTTACAATTACCTCATTTTTAACATTGCTCGTGTGCTTTTCTTTCCACCTTAATACTACTGCCTCCGAATCAACGGGCACAAAGACATGAAACCAACGGTCTTTAAATTCGACAATTGGCTTAACTTTACGGCCCTTTATTGTCTCCAGCTCGGTTAAAACAACATTGTTTAAGCTGTCACACTGAAAAAGGGCATTAACAAGGGAAGAATCAGCAGGGAGCATAACAATACTGTCATGATAGATAACCATAGTGTCAGTATTATATACTGTTGTGGAAACTTCATTGCATGGTTTACACCCGGCAAAGAGCAGCACAATGAGCAATATGAAAACAAGGTTTTTCATTATTTCTTTTCGATTTTCAGAAACTTAAGGACAAACTGAATGATAGACACGTCGAAGATCCCGTTAGCTACCAAACCGACTCCGAAGCCATACAAGATCACAATATACCATTGTAAGCCAACGAACATCCCGATTTGTAAAGCCCATCCAACGAAAGAAAGTATGATAGCAATAACCCAACTTGACAACTGCTTATAAAAGCCTGATAAGTTAAGCAGGTTATTCAACCAACTTGATACTATTACCACTAAGGAGGCCAGAGCTGCAATTGAAACAAAGTAACTTTGTATGTCCCCGGTAATAGCATTTCCGTCTTGTGCGAATATCATTACCGGCATCATGAATAAAAATGCCAGTGAAAGCATTATTTTAATGAAGATTTTCATAACAATTTATTTTTCAATTTTTGAAGATCACCCTCAAGGAGTGAGATTATCATCAGGGATTGATTTGAAATGACATTAAAGCCTTTCGACTCTACAGCCGCAGCGTAGTTCATCCCTGCAACACCGATCAAATAGTAAACATCAGGTATTTTCGTTATGCTTGTGACAGCTTCCTTTGCTCCTTCTCTCCCTTCATTGTTGCCCTGCAAATTATCTTCTATCAGTACATTTCCTTTATAGAGAAAATATCCCAATGAACTTCTTAGATTGCCTGTTTTATCCTTATATGTATTTTCATCACGGCATAATTGAACAAACTGCTCGCCTCTCCTTCTCAGTATAGCCAATATTGCAGCTTCTACCCTTTGAATTTTATCATCAAGGGCTTTGCGTATATCGCTTGTATTGAAAAGAGGCTTTATCATACTCGTATTTCTGAATGGAGTTGATAGTTCATGTGAAACTTTACAGTTGATTCAATTATCACGCTGCCAATTGTTAATGTGCATTTGCTCCCATAAGGGATAATAGTTGCCATTGTCGGCAGGTAAACAGTATAGCTGTACACAACGAGCTCGCCCGATGCTGTTGGGATTGTATTCCCTTTGGCATTAGGTTCACAACGGCATGCAAGAGATACCGGTGCCTGATCAGTCCCAAATATCCACTCCCCGTCCCTTAAGACCGGAGGAGTGGCATTTGGTAGTGAAAATGAAATTATATGTGGATATTGAAGAATCATTTTACCATCTATCAGTTAAGTCCCTTATGACCGGATTTGAAACATTCTGACTTTCTCCCCATTTTGAGTATATGCAGTCTGCCAGCTTTCTTATAGATGCTTTGTCAGATGCAGATAATGAATATCCCCCTTCGGAGACATTAGGAGATGAAATCAGTGTTTTCAGGCAATCAGCCTGCGATAATTCAAGGAGTCTCATGTTAGCAGCAACATATGTTTCTGTTTGTGAAAGCCCCCTGTTTATCAAGGCCAATATGAAAGTATTGGTAGCTAACGGATACCCTACTTTTGCCTGTAATGCTTCAAGATTGGTCATGGTTAGTTCCTATTAAGCCCAAGTTGATGCGTGTGACAAATACAGGCTGTAACACCTGTCTACTGTCGGCCAGCTTGGGAATATGTTACACTCTCCAGTTGTTGTCACTTTCGGAGGGTTGGCCTCTGAAATAGACTGGATCAATACCGGGTTACGTTTTGCCTGAATAGCATTTGCAGGTTTTACAATCTCGCTTGCAATAGGACCTGAATACATTTCTCCGAGGTTGTCCTGAGGAATGAATGTTACGTGTCCTGCTTCAAATGGGTTTGTAGTACCTACTACTGTTTCAACAAGTACGATTGTCGGCAAACGGAGTGCGCTAAGGATAGCATTTGCTGTTGCAAGGCCAACAAAGCCCACAACATCGCTTTCACCTTTCAACAAGGATTTGGCAGCATTAAGGAACTCTGTTGATGCGATCATAAGGTCAAAATCATCCGGGTTCATCAGAGCTTTTGTCAATGTAACACCAGCAGCGCGGGCTGCTTTTACTACATTTTTAAAGTCAGTGATTGGAGTCATTGTTGCAGCGTTGGCTGTTGACCAGATAACGGCAACACATTTCTTGTTGGCTGTTGGCATCCCAAAGTCAACATATTCCTCGTTAACAATACCTTTCGGGTTGTTGACGGTTGTAAGTTTGATCTTTGTTTTGTTGATTGCCTGAAGTGCGAACCATTCAGCACGACCCATGCAGGAATCATAGACATAATCAACATCGTTGAAATAGTCTTCCACAACTGCATCGTTCCCACGCATTGCACGTGTGATTGCATACTCGATGATTTCAGTTTCGTCCTTTACCCTTGCGTCAATTGTCTTGGGTATGTCGAAATATTTCTTTGTCAAACTTTTACGTGTTGACTCAGGAGATTTACTGTTGTATGAAACAACGTGAGCGAGCATCCTTGACCCTTTTGACCCTATCAATGTCTTACCGTCAAGGGTGTCAACTGGCTTGAGAGGGAAAAGAGTAGGCCAATATAATGCCTCGTATTGCCTTGCATTAAGGTAGGAAGTCATTCTGGCTTCGTTCAGACCTTCAATTATCACTGTATTCATGATTAACTGAATTTAATGAGGTTAATAACATTTTTGTAACGTGTTGGCACCGGATAAGTGAGGTCTGCCTCTCTTACTGTTCCTCTTGTTACAACTGATACCGATGGATTGGCGTTTTCTACGTTTACATCGTTTTTCAACATGCCTGTTGGCAAATAGAGGTCAGGGGCGTTAGCTGCCATGTTGGCTGTCGGAGTTGTGAGGGTTGCCCCTGTTTCTGCACTCCAGTCAGTACCTACACAAACATACCCTGCAAAAGGATAGTCAGGAGATACCAAGGCACGTATAGCGGCCTGTATCAAAGCTGCGGTGTTCTTACCTGCTGTTGTATTTGCAAGAGCAATTGTTAGCCCGGTGGCTATTGTATAGGCAACAGCAAGATTGTCATCTGCTGCTTGGGAGATTGTCACTTTCAAACCTACCGATTGACCTGATGGGTCATTAACGGCCAATGAGTGAGCTGCTGTGTCTACTACGGTAGCTGAGCAGAAATTACCTATTACGGCTGCTGCTTTTACCTCGAAGAGGATAGTTCCTGCTACTGTAGCAAGATTGAGGTTCGCCCCTAAATTAAGGGTGTCATAGGTAGTTCCTTCGGTGATACTTGAGATTACGGCAACTGCTTGCCCGTCTGAAATATATTCACCTGCCTTGAACTGGTGATTGAGGTTTACTTGCGGTGCGTTTGCAGCTCCGCCTGCAACCACTGTGCCTGTTTTAACTATCTTAGCTGAGCGGCCTGTAACATATACCAAAGTTCCTGCCTTGATGATTGTTGCACCTGTTTTCAGCCTTGCACGTTCAAACCCGACACCTCCGGGGATTTCTTCGATGATTTCATCAAAAACCCTGGTCTGTCCTGTTAATGTTTCTGTATTTACGTACATGATCTTAATGATTAATTACTCTAATTTCTTTCCTTCAAGGCCAGTATTTGCGGTCTTGTTGGCCTTCTCAGCAAGCGATTTGCCAAAGTTCTCATCATCTGCTTTTGTCTTCCCTGCTCCCGGTGCCGGCTTGTCAGTCCAAACGCCTGCATTTATCTGCTCTTGTTTAAAGGCAGAAAAACGCTGTTCCTGTTGGGTAACAAACTCATCTATCTTATCCTCTGAATCGAGGGAGATAGCACCTACAAAGCTTTCGGGGATACCCTTTTCTTTCAGTTTTGCTTTAGCCGTGTTGACAACCTGTTCAATTGTCTTAGCCTTTTCAATACCTTCTATTTTCTGATGCAGTGGTTCAACTGCTTGCTTTACAGCATTGGCGATAATTGTAGCCATGTCGTTCGGGTCTGGTGGAGGTGTTGGAGGTTTGGGATCGTCTTTCTTTTTTTCAACGAAATCAAACTTCTTTTTCAATCCATCTTCATAAGTCTTATTAGCCTTAGAAATCTCCGAGTCAATGTCCTTGCGTATGTCACCAATATAAGCGTTCACGCTATCGGCGGTAAGCTTATCTACGATAGCGGTTGCTTCTTCCTCGGTTGCCACTGTCAGCGCCAAACTTGTAGCCAACTGTGATAACCCATCTTTTCGCACGCCTGCAAATTTTGCCAGCAGTAATGCTAAAATCTTTTCTTTCATACTGTCTTGAATTTTTAATTTGGTTGGAAATTTCAATATTAAATAAGTCACATAAAGAATGTTAAGCGGTGTTTATCTTCACCCTTTGGCAACTGTGTATATATTTGAGTATAAATAGGACTGTCATTAAATAAAAAACCCGGCTACTTTTCAATAACCGGGCAAAACCTTTAATCTGATCGAATCAATTTAACCCCACAACTTAACAGCAAGTTGTAATTTTTTCTCTATTTCGTTTACTTCTTTTTTGGCATAAGTCAAAGAATATGAATGATCTTTTTGAATAGTGCCATTTTTCAAACCTTCGTGCTTTGCTTTTGCCTTTTCAAGTTCATACTCATAATATTCAAGGCTTTCAGGCATTGACAAATTAATAATGCTCGCTTTACTTTCCCAATATGCAGCCCGGCTTTCATAGCTTTCGGCCTTATCGGAAAATTCAACCCCTTTACCCATTGCGTTCCATGATTTATCAAGGTCGCGCCTGTGCCTCGCTTCGCTGTGGTGTCCTACTAAAATAGGTTGTCCGAGCGGTATATTTTTTGTTATCTCATGCGAGCGTTCAAAGTATTCTTTACTTTTCTTTTCTGCATTTCTGGCAGCCGCTTCAAGCTTTTCAGCCTTTCTTTTAGCCCACTCTTGAACATTGAAACCATCAGCACGGACAATTGAGTAATAATAAAACCCGTCTTTTTTGCCTATAAGGTTAAAGACTATACATTCATTTTCTTTGCCGTATTTGGTTTCAAGGATGATTGTTTCTCCTCTTTGGTGTTCTTCTTCGCACTTTGCAAGAAAAACATTTGGTACATATTTGTGGTAAGTGTTCATAATTTTATATTTAATCTGCTTGGTAATACATTGATACTTCAAAGCCATCTTTTTCAAGGCTTTTATATGCAGCTTCAGCCATTCTTGTACGCCTGTTTGCCTGTCCGTACATTTCGGTAAAAACAAACCTGAAACCCTTATGCCAACCGCTTAATCTTTCACCAATCCTTATACCTGTTTCTTTGCTCACTTGCTGTATTTCTTCTTCTCTCCACCTGTCGAGTTTGATAATTGCAGTATCGAAATTGCAAGTGCCCCCGTCTTCTTCATTGTCAATTAAAAGGGCTGCTTTATTTGCCCTTTTAATTGTTTCTATCAACTTATTTACTTTTTCTGATTTCATAGTCTTGTAGCTAATCCGGTTATATTTGAAAATGCGCTTTCTATCATATCATCATAAAGATTGTTAATCTCTTTTAAGATGATTAGTTCGTTTTTCTTGATGCTTTTAAAAGTCATGTCGTAAAGGTCAAGGCTGTTTAAATTGATAGTACACCATTTTGCCCCGATTGCATTTTTCATAAATTTGAATGTTATGCCTTTTTCATCACAAACTAAGTTTTTTGCACCTGTCATAGCGATAAACCTTTGTCCGCCTAATTGCTTCAAAATTATTGCTGCCTGTTGTTTTTGTTCTACTATTGTCATGATCTTGATTTTTTATAATTCACATGCTAAGAAGAAAAGTACCATTTTGCGAAGTTCTTTTTTTGTAGTGCCTTCACGACTTGTTGAAACCATTACCGGGTAATTACCGGCATAAGGGCTGTAATCAACTTGAAAGTTGTAAAACGTTTCACCAGTTAATTTACTGGCTAATTTTTCAGCCTGCTCTTTGCTGCCTATGTTGCCTAAATTTATTGATGTCATGATCTTAAGCTACTAAATTGATTTTCTTGAAACATCTGTACTCATTCTTTTCAACATCAAAATACACCTGTACAAATGGTGACTTTGTCCTGTTGCTTGTTGCTTCTTGCTTTGGTAATCTGCTTTCTTCAAGCGTGCCAAATGCCTGTCTTATTGATCCGTCAACTTTTTCAAATCTAAATGATACTACACCATTTTTTAACTTTGAAACAAGCTTAAATATTAACCAAGCTCTTTTTAATGCTTCACTTAAAGAAAGCGCATAGGTTTTGACCATCAACCAAGCTTCTTTCATAA